ATGGGTGCCTAATGCTTCATCTGAAGGTTCGCCAAACGTATGGGCTAATGGCTAAGTTAGACGCATCAGGATTTACATTTACTTCTCCACCTACAAAGGCGGAAACTGAACAATTTGAATATGTAGCATTTGACTACTTTGAAAATAATCCAGGTGTTTCAGGTGGAGAATATATTAGTCTCATTGGAATTTATTTTAATGATTTAGGACAGAAAACAGCATGACTATAGTTAAAAGAGGAACAAAAGGTTCAGCACTTACTTATGCTGAAATGGATGAAAACATTCGAGATCTAGATGAAGATACTACTCTAGATAAAGTAATCTTGAATGGTAATACAACCAGCAGGGCTATGACTGTTGGATCTGTAAACGTGACTGGAAGTCTAACTGCAAATAGTCTTAATGTCGATAGTCTACAATATGATGGCCATAAAATTACAAGTAATAATTTAGTGTTAGGTACTACAGCAGGAAATACTTATTTACAGGCAAATGTTGCTGGTGCTTTAGATCTTTATCATAATAATTCTATAAAATTAAAAACAACTGCAAATGGCATTTTCGTTTATGGAAGTGTTACTGAATCTAATCCTCCATCTACATACCGTTCAGGTGAAATTATTGAAGAATTAGCTTTAATTGCTGATGGAACTTCTGTAACTGTAGAATCTGGATCTTATAGTTTAACAAATGTAACTAGTGCTACTAATAACTGGTCTACAAGTTATACTGATGTTCCTGGTTCTACAATAACATATACACCACCTAGTGGTACTTCAGTTGTTCAATATCAATTTCATTATCAATTGGGTTGGCAAGACAACCATGCTATATATCATCAAAAGTTTTTTATTGATGGTGTTGAAGTTACTGATGCTCGAAAAGGTTTCGGTGGCCAATATGTAGAAACTAATTTTGGATTTATATGGAATATGATTATTGGAGATGGTGATGTAGCTGCTAGCGGTAAGTTTGCAACCTGGACTTCAGGAAAGGCTTTAAAACTTCAAGGTAGAAGCTATAGTACAGGTAACGAAATGAGAATGCACTCAACATATTATTGGGATGGATCAAGTACACAGCAGTTTTCCAAACCAGTAATGATAATAAAGGCGATAGCATAATGGAATCACATAATCAAATTATTGAACTAATGGATTTATACCAAGTTGAAATGGAAAAATTTAAAGAAGGTAATAAATCTGCGGCAACAAGGGCTAGAAAAGCCCTAAGTGAAATTTCTAGGCTCTGCAGAGAGATTAGAAAAGATATACAAGAGCAAAAGAACATGATGTAGAATTATAAATAGTCTTATAATACTAGGAGAATTTAATGCCGGCAGCATCAGCACCATCTAAATTAGCAACTTTTTACAAAGATTTTAATATTGGAATGAAACCTCATCCAGTAACTGGTGCTTTATTGACTGTCAAAAATGCTGCTTCTGTTAAACAAGGCGTTCGCAATTTAATTCTTACAAATCATCATGAAAGACCATATAGGCCTAATTATGGTGGAAATGTAGGCCAATATCTATTTGAACTATTTGATACAAGCACTGTAGCTGATATTAGGTCTGATATTCAATATGCTTTTGAAAGTTATATGCGAAGAGCAGAATTGATTAGTACTGATGTAAGTGCTAGTGAAGACAACAATCAACTAACGATAACAATTACATTTCGACCAATAAATCAAGTTGAATTGGAAACGATCGAGATTACAGTGGAGAGAGTAAGGTAATGGCAACTTCAGCTAATAGTACACTTCGTTCAACCGGCTTATCATATGATACTATTCGGTCTGATCTTGTTAATTTCTTATCAACTCAGACAGATTTGCAAGATTATGATTATACAGATTCGGCAATTGCTAACTTACTAGATATTTTAGCATATAATACATATTTGAATTCTTTTTATACGAATATGGCTATTAATGAAGCATTTTTAGATACTGCTAAATTAAAATCATCTGTTATTTCAAGAGCAAAAGCTCTTAATTATGTACCAACTTCAAATAGAGGTTCTTCTGCTCAAGTAAAAATAAGTTGGACAGAATCTTCAAATGCTACTTTTACACAAATTACTGTTCCTAAGAATAGTAAATTTACAGCAACAGTAAATAGTGTTACTTATGATTTTGTAACCCCAAGTTCTACAACAGTAACTGCTAATAGTTCTGATGGATTTTTGTCTTGGCTAACAATTAAAGAAGGAACAGTTCTTACACATAGGTATACTGTTGGAACTGATAATAGCTTTATAATTCCAAACGCAAATTGTGACACATCAAGTATTACTGTGAAAGTATTAAATAATGTTTCAAACGTTGAAACATATACAGAAGCATCAGATATTACTCAGGTAGATAGTACTTCACTTAAATATTTTGTAGAAACTGAATTGGATGGAAGATATAAAATTCAATTTGGTGATAATGTTATTGGTAAAAAACCAAAAGCTGGAGCTAATGTTCATATTGAATATAGAGTTTCGAATGGACCGTTAACAAATGGCGCAAATAACTTTGTAATATCTGGAAATCTTGGTGGATATTCCGGAACAATTGTTGATGTAGAAAGAGCATCAGGCGGAACTGGAATTCAAGATATTGAATCAATAAGATTTAATGCTCCTCGTCTATATGAAACTCAAAATAGAGCTGTTGTTTCGAAAGATTATGAAAGAATTATTAAAAGAGATTTTGCAGATATCGCAACAGTAAGTGTATGGGGAGGAGAAGAAAATGATCCTCCTATCTATGGTAAAGTATATGTTTGCGCTAAACCTACTACCGGTACTTTGATTTCTGATAGAAAGAAAACTGAGATTAGAAATGCTTTGAAAAGATTTAATGTATTATCTATTGAACCAGAATTTGTTAACCCTACTTATCTTTATTTGATTCCAACAATAACTGCTAGATATAATTCAAATGAAACATCTCTTAGCGGCACTGATATTCAATCATTAATAGCAGCTGAAATTGTACAATTTGAAAATGATAATTTAGGTAAATTTGAAAATAGAAATTTCTATTATTCGCAATTTCTTAGAAAAATAGATGATGTATCAGAAGCAATTGTTTCTTTAGATATTTCAATGATATTAGAAAAGAGATTTAATCCAAGCACAACTAATAAAACTACTTATAAAGTAAATATGAATAATGCGATTAAACAGCCAGTAAATGCTCAAGGTGGTGATGGTACTCATTATTTGTATTCTTCAACATTTAGATATTCAAATCAAGATGCTTATTTTGATGATAATGGTATGGGCACTTTGAGAATTTATTATATTGCTGATGGAAAAAGAATTTATCTAGATAGAGATATTGGTAACATTGATTATTCAACTGGCCTAATAACTTTTAATTCATTCTTGCCTCAATCTTATCTGGGTGAATTAAAAATACAAGTAACTCCAGAAAAGAATGATGTAACTGGAGTTAGAAACCAATTGATGCTTATTACTGGTGCTACAATTTCTATGGTTGATAATGATACTGATGAAGTTACTGCAACAACTGTTGTACAAACTACGAGTGGTGTGGAAACTACTCTCTTATCAAATGAAATTAACTCGGTAGTTTACTAATGTCTGTAGCAGCCAAACCGCATAAACATATTGCACCACGAATAGATACTCAAGTTCCTGAGCATATTCGTGCTGATTCTCCATTATTCTTGCAATTTATAAAGGCATACTATGAATATTTGGGAAGTGATAGTAATGCGATTGCTGCATCAAGACGTTTATCTGAAAATATAGATATTGATGAAACTTTAGACGGATTTGTCAAATATTTTACTAAAGAATTTCTTCCAAATATTCCTAAAGATGCTGTTGGCGATAAAGGTCTACTTCTAAAACACGCAAAAGAGTTTTATAGAACAAGAGGTAGTGAAGCTTCTTACAAATTATTGTTTAGATTGTTATGGAATGAAGATGTTGAATTCTATTATCCAGGTGAAGATATATTAAGAGCATCTGATGGTAGATACCAAATTACAAAATCAATTAAAGTTGCTAATATTCAAAATGGTAATGTTCTTTCTTTTGATGGTGTTCAAGTTGAAGGACAAACTTCAGGCGCTCGCGCGCGCGTGCTTACGTACGTAGAAACTGAAATTGCTGGTGTATTTACCTTAGAACTTAAAGTTACTAATATTGTTGGTACTTTTCTTGATGGTGAGGTTGTTCAAACAGAAGATAAAGTAACAACTGCTACAATTCTAAACACAGTTGGTCCTGTATCTACTTTAGAAGTTGTTAAGAAAGGCGGAGCATTCCACCAATCAGGTGATGTTGTTATTCTTGTTGATAGTGGTTCAGGCTCAGGAGCTAATGGAGTTATAACTGGTACTTCTGGTGATAGCGCAGTATATGCTACAATTAGTAATGCTGGCTCAGGATATAGAGCTAATTCTATAGTTCAAATTACTAATCCTGGTTCTGGTGGTACTGACTTTGCTTTTAGAATTGATGAAATTTATAACACTGAACTTCTTGATGGTTTGAATACTGACACCATTGAAGCATATGCTAGTATTCCACTTAATGTTAATGCTAATACAGCCTTTAGAGGACATTCTGGAGCAAATACTGCAGCTATGGGTGCTCCATTTTCTGTTGCAAATGTTAATTCAACATTCAATGACGCCTTTTCATACGCATCAATAACTACCGGTTCAATTAAAAAAATCACAACTACTGATTTTGGTTATGGATATAAAACAGATCTTCCAACTGCACATGTATTAGATAATGAAATTGCCGGCTTTAAAGTTGCTTCTTCAGCTAGGCCTGGATATTTTAAAGGTGATGACGCAGAAATTACAGTAAATAGAGCAGCAGGATCTATTACCTCTATTGAAGTAAATGATCAAGGTGGAGACTATAGTAAATTTAGAGATGTTGAACTTAGAAATACTACAAGGGGTTCTGGTTCTGGTGGATATGTTAGTGACGCTGTAGATGGTGACACCCAACAAACAACAGCACAATCCGCAGAAGCCGGGCCCAAAATTTTTGGTATTGTTGATAACCCTGGAGTGTTTACTGATACTAAAGGATTTTTGTCTTGGAATAATAAGATGCAAGACAATTTTTATTATCAAGAATATTCCTATGCAATTAAATCAACACAATATATAGATACTTTTAGAAAAATTGTAAATGATTTATTGCATCCTTCTGGAACAAAAATGTTTAACTTGTTCCAAGCAGATTCTACTTTAGATGCATCAACCATTGGCGTTACAGTTGCTCCTCAGTTTATACTTGAAAGCGAAGTATCTGTACCATTAAGTACAGGAATGAGTTTACCAGATTACATTAGCTCGAATCCTGGTGCTATAACTGGTGAAATTATAAGAGAATATGCTCCATCAACTGGAGATGATACATTACCTGGTAATGGCGAACTTATTGCTGTTACAACTTTGCCAACGGTTCCAGCAGATGCTGAAATTACGTTTACTTACGTATTTGTTATTGAACCACATCTCACCTTTAGTGTTAAACCTTCAATTGATACTCAAGAAATTGAAAGCGAACTTCAAGTACCAATTATTAGTACTGAAATGGCTAGACATCTACAGGTTGAAACTGAAAGCTTCAATACTCAAATTATTCCACATGATGTTCAATACGCGTACGATGAAATCGGATTGCGTGGAAGAACTCTTGTTGAACAGCTTGGTCCTGGTAACCTGTTTAATAACCTTGAAGAGACTATCATATCACAGGGCAGCAGCACTGTTGCTGGTATTGGTTCTGTACCAGTTGGTGAACTTGGATCTGGTAGATTACTATATGGTAATAATACAACATTCACTAGTGACTTTACTAGTGGAGATCCAATACTCGTTGTGTCTAACACAACTAACTCAACACTTTCATCTGGTACTGCTAACAATATCTTTAATGCTAATACCATTTACAGTGATACTCTTATGTCGATCAGTCAAGATTACCCATACAAACCTATGAGTAATACAACATATTATTATTATACTTAAGAGTTGAGCTACATAAGTATTATAAATAAAGATAGAATAACAGTAATAAATGAATAAAGTGATTATTTAATAGGAGATTAGAAGAAATGCCTGGAATCGTAACTCGCAGATTTCGAATCCACAACGCGGAGCAATTTCAAGAGGCTTTCTCAGAAGCCGCGGATACAAATATGTATCTTTTTATTGGAAGGGTTACGCCGTGGGCTGACGAAACAAACCCGCCTACCCCGTCCGATACGGTAACGAATACTCGTTTTGATTCTTGGAGGTCTATGTTAGGCGCCAAGAAAATCCCATCTGGCGATATTACTTTTGCTACAGAAAGAAATAATTGGACAACCGGTACAGTATATGCTGAATATCAGGACACTGATGCTGATTTATACGCCAATAATTTCTTTGTAATGACCGAAGATTACAATGTTTATAAATGTTTGTACAACCATAAGGGTGCAACTTCAACAGTTAAACCTACTGGACAAGCAACTACCATCTTAGGTACTTCAGATGGATATAAATGGAAATTCATGTATAATATTTCAACGGCAGATGCCTTGAAGTTTATTACAACTAATTTCATTCCTGTCAAAACTTTATCAGTTGATGATGGTTCAGTCCAGTGGACAGTTCAACAGGCAGCTTCAAATGGAGCTATTGATATTATTGATGTAACCACAAATGGTACTGGTTATGTTGGTGATATTGGTACTGCTCAAGCAGGAGCAGCTGGAACAATTACACTACAGAGTGGAGCTTCTGCTTCAGATGATATTTACTCTGGATCAAACATTTATCTTACAGGTGGTACAGGTTCTGGACAACTTAGAACAATTAATGATTATACCGGATCCACAAAAGTTGCAGGTGTAAGTGTTAACTTTTCTCCAGCACCAGATAATACTACAACTTATGTTGTTGGTCCTAAAGTTACAATTGCTGGTGATGGATCTACAGGTGCTACGGCTTATGCCAACGTTGACTCAGGTGCCGTTAACCAAATTACAATGATTAACGTTGGAGCTGATTATTCACAGGCCAATGTTGCTATTTCAGCTAACAGTTCTCATGGTGCAGGTGCTGTAGCAATTCCTAGAATTCCTCCTCCTGGAGGCCATGGCAGCGATCCTCTTGGCGAACTTGGTGGTCATAATGTAATTATGAACGTTAAGCTTACAGGTGATGAAGCTAATACTCTTCCTGTAACTAACGATTTTAGAATCATTGGTCTTCTTAGAGATCCTTTGACTTCTGCAAGTTTAGAAGCAAATGCTACTAACTATGATACAACTACGAGACTTACACTAAGTGCTGTAAGTGGTTCTTGGAATTCTGATGAATTGATTACTGGTGGAACTTCAGCAGCCACTGCTCGTGTTGTTAAGTATTCAAACACTGTTGCTGGTGGATTTGGTGCTACTACTGGTATGCTCCATGTTATCGATATTGATGGAACATTTGAATCAGCTGAAACAATTACAGGTAATGGAAGCAGTACAACTGCAACCGTTGGCTCAATAACATACAGTGATCTCAAGCATTACACTGGTGATATTATCTATCTTGAAAATAGACCAGCTATTGCTCGCTCATCTGACCAAATTGAAGATATTAAGCTTGTAGTCAAGTTTTAATTCTTTCGGTCATAATAAATATATTATGTAAGCCACTTTAGAG